GAATAAATTTCAAACTTATTTATAAATTTGAAACTTATTTATAAGTTCAAAACTTATTCTAATTTTTATTTATAGCCGCAACAAAGCGTTTAGTATCATCCTCACGTTTGCGTTGTTCTAACTGAGCCACTTCGTTATCTATCTTCGCCCACTCCATACGCCTTCTCTCTTCTTTGTCCGCGCTTTCTATTTCTATCTGTTGCTCTTTTAAGCGTATATCTGCAGAGGCTTTCTCTTGTTGAATATAGTTATTACCTAACGCGCTTATCTTTTGAATTTGAGCTTCATCTGCGTTATTATCTGCAGCTCTACCTGCGGCGTCCACAATCTTAACCTTAATAGCATTCTCGCGGTCTTTCTGCTTACTGTATTCTTGTCTTTCCCATTCTTTTTGAGCAGCCTGTTCTTGCAATTCTGCTTGCTGTTGTTGCAACTGCATTTGGTTTTGTTGTTCTTGCTGTTGCATTTTCTCTCTACGTAAACGCTCTGCACGAGCAACTTCAATCAATTCTACAACCGAATCGGAAGTAAAGAGCTTAGCAATAGCAAACTCGTCTGTACCCATAGTATTCGTGTTCAAAAAGTACTGACGTATTGTTTCAAGCTCCTTACGCTGTTTAGATGAAGTTGTCGGTAGAATGTCAAACTTGCGGAGTTGGAAGTAAGGGTCAGAGAACCTCAAGAATGCCTTCTCCGTATCAGATTTTGTATAATAAACAGTTATATCTTTCTCTGATTTCTGACAATACTGAGCAACATTCAAGTGTATTTCCAACATTCTCTTCTTGTATTGAGAGAACTTATCAAATATAATCTCTGTTTGCGCATAAGAAGCGTCCTGCGATTGTTTAACACCTTCAGCGGTTTCATATTTTATAGCTTGTCCCAAACGTTGAGGGTTGATACCTAATTGTTCGTAAGCCATTTGCTTAAAGAACTCTGATACTTGGAAACGAGCCAATATTTGATTTGTATATGTTAAATCTTGAACACTGAATTGGTTAAATCCTCCTGCACCTGCTAAGTTTTGTTTAGAACTATCCACTGCCATTAAACCTGTTGATTTTACAAGTTCGTGCATTTTATACAAAGTGGATTTGGTATCTCCCCACTCTTTATGTTCAGAAGGTAACCATCTAATGTCAAACATAAAGAAAGTACCTATTTCCTTAGCCATTAACTCTCGTATCTGATTTAACGCAATGTTGTAAGCCACTTGGAACGGAAATATCTTTTCAGCGATTGAAAAATCTATAACTCCTGCTACAGGTAATTTCACATCATAAATGTTACTATCACCTTTGATTTGAAATTCTGTAGCATTACATTTAAGGTATAGAGATTTCTTTAATTTAGCGTTGCGTTGATTTATTTTTATACCTTCATAAACAACAGGAATGTAATCCCACACGATAGTGTTTGTTTCAGGATTTTCTTCAGCCTCTGTTATAGTCTTGTTTTTAAGCTGTTTAATTTCTTTATCCTTCAAAAAGTCAGGTAACAACTCCTCTGAAACTATTTCTTGTGTAACGCGACCGTCCTCTGTCTCGTAAGTAAGCAACCCAATCATCTCGTAAGAAACCCAATATGCTTCAGTTACTTGGATTAAGTCTTCACGTATTTGCAAATCATTACGTATGATATTTGCAAGATTTTTAGAATAAGAATTAAAATCGTTTATTGAAGGAAGGAATACTCTTTCTTCACGTTCGTTTCCATCTTTATCCCTAAATGTCGCAAGACCCATAGGAATACCCGTGTTATCTTGAAGTTTTAAAAATTCATTGTATTCGTTATATTGTTCAAAAGGTAATATTTCAACTCCATCGTAAAAACGGAATAAGTTTTTATCACCAACACTATCTCCTTTTCCGTAAGAAGAGTTCTTTACTAAAGTATCGTAGTCTTCTGTACCTAAAATAGCTTCTTTTTCCTTTTGTGATAAAAGATGTCCATAAATTGTAGCTACTTGACTTGGTGTATAGAAATGAACTCGTCCTACATATTCTCCGTCTTGTACGTACTTAGTCTCCATATCTTGTGAGAAGAAAGTGTTAATAGGAGACCACGTTTCTGGTCTGTAATAATCGTAACCAACTCTGAAATGACGGAAACAACGACCCGTTGCCATAAAGTCTATGAACTCATTTCTGTCTTTCTCATCAAAGTAGAAGCGTGTGGCGTCCTGCTCCAATGTGCGCTCAGCCCATTCCACAGCAGCAACCTTCCACGTCTTGTTCATATACTTCTCAATCTCTTCTGGAGTTTTCTCATTACGAATTTGTTCAATTTGTTGAGCGTAAACCTCCATTTCCTCCTGACTTTCAAAGTCCATTTCGGAAGGATTTGGATTTACACCCATTCTCAACAATCTTACTTGCAACTCTTTCTCAAAAGTTTCACTAACATACTTTTGAAGTAAATCAGTCTTTTCTCGTATGTATTCGTTCTCTGAGATTTCGTCATCGGTTGCAACCGTGAATTTATCCGTATTTTGTGTAATTTCGCCTGCAAGAAGATTTATAAGGCGACCTGTTAAATCGTAGTGTTTGATATTAACAGGTAATTCCATATCCTGAAATGCTTTTTCTAACTCTCTAAATTGTGGAAAAGTTTCACTGAGTTCTGAAAACGCCATCTTACCCTCTATCATACGATAGAAGTCTTTAAATCTTAAATTTTCCCTCGTCTGTCTAACACCTATACGCTCTAAGGCGTCCATCGTAGCCTCTTTCCACTTATCGTTCTTTTTCTTTAGCGGAATGGCTTGTGGAGGTAAAGTGGTATTAACAACACCTCTTGTTACCCCATCGTACCAATAAGAAGTGTTATCAGGTGATATGGACACATTCATTAATAAACGTTTAATAAGATGCAAATATAGTAAATTAGTGTCCTGAAAGCAAAACAATAAGTTTTAAAATTATTCTATTGCGTGTTTCAAAAATTTGTTTATAAAAAAAACACCACCTTGTAAAAGGCGGTGCTGATTAATTATTAAGAATTATGAACATTTGTTTAAAACAAATCGTTTGCAGTTATACTCTTGTCGTGCTTAGTGTAAGCCACTGGACGTTTTGCAAAGAAGTCATCAAGTTCATTACTAAACACTTCCTCTTCAAACCACATCATTGGTTTAATATCCTCTTCTGTAAGTTCAAACGGAGGAGGTAATTTTAAATCTTTGAAAGAATTGTTTAATCTGAAACGCATATAATTACCCAAATCTTTTTTCTTTACGTGGTCTAATTCTCCTTGTTCGAATATCCAATCGAGAAGTTCATCCTCCATTTTAATATAGTCTTGAATAAAAGATGTTGCTTCTTTTTCAGCCTTCTCTCTAAACTCAGGTTTTTCTTCAAAGATTTTAGAAAGTATCCAAGTCCCCGCTTTACTATGTAAATCTTCATCCACACTACTCCACGCTATCATATTAGCCACATTTTTCATATATCCTTTAAAACGTGAGAAATAAAGAATAGTGGCAAACTGACTAAATAAAGAAGCATTTTCCACAACAAGTGTGAAGAATAACAATTTCTCCATCACATTGTCTTTATTCTCGTTAAGATAGTCTTTAAGTACGTGATAACGTTTCTTGAAAACAGGAGTTTCTAAAATACTTTTAAATTCATCAACATAACCCAAAACCTCAAGCAGACGAGCGTAGGCTTCGCTATGTCTGCAGTTTCCCGAAATACAAACACTTTTATTTCGTCTCACTACCACACAACCTGTAGGTACTTCTACACAATATACAAAGTCATCATAATCTACTTCTTCTTTGAGAGGATAACTGCATTCGTCCACTTTTTCAATCATAATAGACCAATAATTTCCGTATTTAACGCTATGTAACACCCCGCTGTTTTGTGACCTACGCCCCGACAATACACACAAAGTAGAAATTGTATCTATTGACTTTTCAATAGGATACCTGTGAACAAAAAGTCCATCTACGTGTCCATTCCAATATTCAAGTTCGTTAATAAACTTATCTATCCAACCTTTACTCACCTCTTCAATATTTATGTAAGATAAATCTTCTATTTTTGAAACAAGGTCAATATCCTCGAAATGAGCTACGTGTATAAGGATTTTTCCACAATCAGTATTTGACTTTTCATATTCAATGTTTAACTCGTTGAGTAACTCCTCTATTTTTTCTATTTTCGCTTTCTCATCAGAGTTAAAAACAAAACTAAATCCTGGACTTGGTATAGAACGACCGAAAACTAAACGAAACCTGTATATATCTCCGCAATAATATAATGCCACCAATAATTTATCTAAAGCTGTAAATTCTTTATCTCCATCTTTGTAACCTGAAATAGGAAGTACATTTGAGTCTTTATACTCCACATTGCAAGATTTTATTTTCATAAATTTGTCAGAATCATCTCTTTTCGTAACAACCTCGTGATTAGGTGTAACCATCAAATCAATCGTTGAGTTTTGATAGTAGTGCATCTTACCTTTATAATGTCTTTTTATACGACGTAAAGGTTTTACAAAAGATATGGACTTGTCTTCCATATTGTATTGAGCAACCTTATCTTCATCAGTTAGGTTTTCAAATCGCTTGTATCCATTGTTAGTAAGTATTTCGGTGTACTTATCAAAGCACTCACTCTCCCCAAACGACATTCCCAAGTTGTTAAACTCAGGTTTTGGAAACATTTTGTATAAATCTCCCCAAAAAGTTTTTACAGAAACCTCTATCTGTGCAATTCCCAATAAAGAGCGTTTTAACGCCTCACGTTCCACATCTGTAAGATTAACTTTGTAATCTTGCACATCGGCTGTAAATTCAACCTCAGAATGTACCCAATATGATTTACTCATTGCTTCTGTAAACCTTGTTACTTCAGGATACTCAAAAGGTTTGTACGCTTCTCTTTTATCAAATATTCCCATTTTTGCTTAATTTAATTTTATAGTCTTTGAAATCTTACTTTCAATAACTGATTCTAAAACTCGGTAAGGATAAGTTTTAATTCTACCAAAACGCGGGTCGGGTAAAGAACCTGTTTTAATTCCATTATCTTTACATATTTTTGAAGCCTCCTTACCTAATTGCTTAGCGTCTTCAAGGTTTATTGAAATTCCTTTGAGTGAACAATAACCTACAACTGAATAAAAATCAGGAGTATTGTTTGTTTTAGATTTTAAATAATCAAAATCTTTAGTCAATTGCTGAATTTTACCTTCTTGTGCGATTTGTCTTTTCTCTAAGTCAACTATGACTTGTGCTTGTTGTAACAGCAGTTCGGCTTGAGACATCGGCTTTACCGAATAAGAACCCGTCTTACGGATTGAAGGGAGTACTTCCGAAGTTACCCACTTACGGAAAGGTTTGGTTGATTCTTTTCGACTTCCCAAAATTACGTCGTAGAGACCTTCTTCGTTTACAAACGTAAGTTGCTGAATACCACCATTTGTAGGAAGGGGGTGATTTGAAGTCACACCCTCTTCAAGTCTTCTAATAACAGCGGAAGACTGCAATTCGAGAATATTGCAAATATCCGCTAAACAAAATAAAGGTTCACCATCTTCTTGAATGAGAACCCGCACCTGACCAAATTCAGGATTTTCGAACAATTTAATATTACTCATTTTTAACAATTTTTATTTTTCCTCTTTAATAGCTTCGTCTAATAATCTTTTTAGAAAATCTACTTCTTTCTTGGTTAAATTTACAGATTTCTCTATTATTACCGATATTGGTAAGTGTAACAACAAAGGAAAAACGTTAACATAATCGCAGTTAACATCCCTACATCTATGTTTATCTATTAATAAAACTTCGTGAGTATAATCCTCTGCTAAAGAATTTTCAACGACTGACAAAGTTTCTAATTTAAAAAATTGCATAAGTTGAGCTACATTTACTAACGGGACATCTTCACGATATTCAATTTCGAAATCTATTGATTCAACAACCTCACGTACTCTTTCGTCTAAAGTAAAATTTATTGTCATAACTTCTCATTTTTTTGTAAAAACCTAACAATCAACTTTCAGAAAAACCTTGCAGCCTGACCTGCAGAAAAAGGAATGTTGACATTAGGAAAAATTTCAAGTCATCATTTAAGTTCACTTTACTTTTTTATTTCTATAAATAATCATAATATAAATTTGGAGAACCTTCGCTAAGCGTTGTCAGAACAGCCGAGTTACTCTCCATTAGGTTTATTTGCTCCCTGCGTTTCTTCTCTAAGTTGTTGAAATACAACCGAAAAGCGTAACGTGAACATTAAGCGTTGTTATATCGGGAATCTAAGCGGAAGGTAGAGGATTCGAACCTCTACGCCCATAAGACGACAGCTTAGCAAGCTGCTGCAATAACCATTCTGCCAACCTTCCATTAATGTTGCAAAATTACAACATTTTTTTAATTATACAATAAATTAATAAGGAATTTCATCATCTTCCTCTTCTGTACCGAACAAATTCGGTAAATCTTCTTTTTTCTTCTTAGGTCTTGCTTCCATTTTTACATTGTTTCCTTCAGGGGTTACTTTCAATCTTCTTCCGTCAGGTAGTAAAAACGGCTCAACTGCAATATCTAAATACCCTTCTTCTAACTCTCTAACTTTCAAATAATGCCAAAACACATTACCTGCTGTCATAAAGTGTGTCCACTTGTTATCAACCTTTTCCATATACTCGTGTAAATAAGCATATCTGTTGTCAAGTGTGTTTCCTTCAGAATCTACAGCAAGACCTGGAATGTTCATATATAAAGTGTGTCCCAACTTGAAAGGGTTGTGTAACACAAGTACAATATCGGATATATGAAAAATAGTGTCTGAGTTGTACAAATCTGAACGTTTCGGTGCAAGATTTTGAATATCTGTACGGCTTTCAATATCTCGGTTCAGCTGGGATAAAATGATGAAAGAAACATTTACAAACTCTTTTTTAAGCATATTTATGTTCTCTATCAAATTATCCATTGCCGCTTTTTTTCCACCCATAACGTCTCTGACAAGTGCTATGTGGTCTATCGTAACAACAACGTGTTTTTTGTGCTTATTTTCGTTCAAAAACGCCTTTACAGCAGAGTACCAAGTATTAGGGTCGCAAGGGTCTTCTAAATAAAATATTTGGTTTGACCTTTCACTATCACAAACACTTTTAAACTTACTCAAATCTTCTCCTTGAGGTGAATTAAACAAAATATCCGTAACAGACTTCTTCAAATTCCTTTTTAACTTACGCAGCAACAACTTAAAGACGGTCATCTCCCAATTGCAACGTAGTAACACATAGTCATCACAATCAGGATTTAAAGATTTGTCAAACATATCCTCTTCTATCTGCTGAAGTACATACGATTTACCTGAACCTGATATAGCACCTATTGTTATAATGTTACCTTTAAATATACCTCCCAATGAGTTTATGTTAAAATGGTCGAACCTTGTTCTGATTGGCGCGTCCTCACGTGTTTGGTATCTTATAATCTGCTTGACAGCAACGTTTACCAAGTCAACTGCCTTAGTTATCAAGCTCATTGTTTTACCTCCAATCTCTTAATTATATAGTCTGCCATATCTTCTCCTTCTTCAATGTCTTTCTGTTTCTCCAAAAAATCACTAATTACGATATTATAATCTTCCATAAAAGGTTTTAGTTTGTTTTTCCAAGTGTTACTCGAATTACCTTTATCTGGATAAAAAATCAATTTCTTGTCAGAAAAAGGTCTTAGTCTATCTTCTCCAATATTCTGTAGTCCGCCTGTCGCTATCCAGTAAGTATTCGGTTTCATAATTGAACAAATCACAGCGGTTTTCTCACTCTCCACAACGTGAAACTCTTCAACACCAGGTGTGTGTACAAGATGTTCTCCAAAAAACACTTGCTTTAGATTAAAATCACTAATCTCTCCATACTCTTTATCTTTGGTTGGACAATGAACCCAAGTTATATGATTATAGGGTTTTTTAACCCTTTTTCCAGTGTTTCTATCGTATAACATAATCTTACCTGTTCTGCAGTCAAAATCCTCGTCTAATTGCCAAAAAACAACTGCTCTGTCGTTCCACTTTTCAACCGTACCAAGTCTATATCTCCTTATCATCATATCTACCAAATCTCGCTGAAAATGATTGTAAAGAAAGTAAGTGAAAGAGTTTAGAGGTTCTTCTAAACTCTTAGTCACATACTTGGAATTAATATAATTGACAGAATCCTTTTCTTGATATTCAGGTTTTACTTCATTGTTAGAAACATAAAGTTGAGCGTCTTTAGGTAAATCAGAAATCTTAGGTGCTAAGTGATAACCGCAAGAAATTTCACGATTACAACGACCGAATTGGTCTCCGACTTTTTGACCTGTAACTTTATCTATGTAAAGAGCGAAAGTGTTTCTGTGACCACATTGTGGACAAGTGTGTCTCGAAGACTTCCCTGAATACTTTTCTAAACCAAAACGCTCTACAAATGTATGAAATACTTTATTATTCTTCTCCTTCTTCTGTTCCGTCTCCTTCTGATTCAACTGACGCGCCATTCTTTCTCAAAATCTCTTTATAGTTAAACGAATACCCATCTTCTAAAACAACATTGTCACCTACAATCTTGTAACCTTCTTTAATATTAGAAGGTTTTATTGTTTTAAATGTGATAGATTTTGTCCTATCTACTTCGTCATTGTAAATATCAATACCATTTCTAAACTTGTGCATTAGGTGCATACAAGAGGCTTCTTTCACAAGAGGTAACATTATGTCAAGTCTTTCTTTACCTGTTTGTCTTTCATACTTGTATTTAGTACTCATTTCATCTTTTGGAGAATAATTGAACAATGCCTCAACTTCAATTCCATAAGTTTGTTTCAACATTTGATTTCCCCAATTCAATTGGTAGTAATAGCTATCGTGGAAACCTTTTGTTCCTGATTTAAAATCCACGATTGCTAATTTATCTTGAGGAACTACAAACACTTTTTCTTTCATTTTAGGGTCGCCTTTCTTAGCTCCATTTTTACCATCTCTTAAATAAACTTCACCTGTTGGCACTTCAACCTTAATTTTAACAGGCTCGTCAATATAACACAAGAGGTCAATAGGTGTGGCGGCAAGGTATTCCTTATCCATAACCACCAACTCTGTAGCAATAGGACGTAAGTTGAAATCTGCAATAAATCTACAGAAACCAATAAGGTTATTCCACAAATGAACTCCGTACTTATCTATGATAAATGTAAGTCGGGTCTTTTTCAACACGTTATCTGACAACGCCTTTAAGAACAAATCATTTTGGAAAGTCTCCTTTTTAAATTCAAAATTTTGCAACAATAGAGAAAAAGAATAGTGCATCAATGTACCATAATCGGCTCTTTCCTGAGAGTACTCATCTGGATTAATACCTTTCAGACGCATTTCAGCTTTCCATTTACTAAGACCATCCTCTTTCTCGGTAGAAGTTTCACCCCAACTAATCATTGTCGTTAATGAGTAACCCCAATCTAAAATTTGAGTGCCTACGACAGGAATATCGTTCTCCCAAGACAAAGGAAGTTTCACGTATAAGCGGTCTCCTTTGTAGAGATAACGTTTAAACGTGAAACTTGGTCTTCTCAAATCTACTTCGTTAGAGGTAGAATATATGTTATTAGTAACAGATTCTTCGTCGAAATTTTCAGGGTCGAAAGTCTCGTTAAGCTGTCTCAACACTTGTTGGTAAATTTCTTCTTTTCTTTTTTGTAATTCTTCTGTCATAATTATTTAAATTATTAATTCGCGGCAAAATTACAAAATAAAATTAAACCTCCAAATATTTCTAAAGAAAATTTTTACGCTTGTTTCAAATTTCCTTGTAAGACAGCAGTAGTAGGTGTTACAGTTACAGCTGCTACGTGCCCTTGTCCTTGAATTACATTTTTATATCCTGATGGTACAACTTCGTGACCTGTAAATGTAACATCTCCAGTACCTATTTGAGTGAAAGAAACAAAATAAGCATTATTCGCTTCAAGACCCGCTGTAAGAGTTGCTTTCTCAGGAATGGTGATTGTTAAAGGGTTAGCTCCATTGTTAATGAACAGCTCTGTGTTATTGTCAGCAGGTGTTAAAGTATAATCTGCAGTGATTTCTTTATAAAGATTTCTATTCTTAATAAAGTCAGGTTTTGTAGAATCACTCTGTGTCAGATTGGCTTGAGTAGGTTTAAACGCCGATAGGTTAATGGTTAAGTCTGGTAAATTTTCAGAACGTTTAAGTGTCAACACAAAAGTATTATTATCAAACTCAACACCTGTTAAGTACTTGTCAGCAGTAAATATATACTTTGTCAAGTCTACAGATAAGTCAGCTTTCCCATTGTTCTGTTTTAGTTTTAACGTATTACCGTCCAACTCAAAACCTTCAACAAATGTATCTGTAACAGCTCCGCCACCAGCAATAGGTGTAAGGTCTAAACGAATATCAGTCTTTCCGTTTTGAGACAAAACAATAGTCTTATTATCTAACTGAAGATTAGTTGTATAAGTATCTATATTGTCTTTTAAACTTGACAAATCTACAGATAAGGGAGGAAGACTTCCATTACGAACCAAAGTTAAGGTAGTACCTTGAATTTTTAACTCTGTACCATAAAAGTCTGCCAAGAAAGAAGCAACATTTACAGATAATGGGGCTTTTACCTTGTTGTAAGAAAACACAAGGTTAGAACCTTCCAACTTCACATCACTAACGTGAATATCCTGAGAGGCTTGTGCATAATCTTGTAAGTCGATTGTAGAAGCAACAACCTTTCCTTTATCTGTGGTTAAATACAAGGTTACAATATCACCACGACGTTCAAGTGTAGGTTTTGCACCTTGAATAGTTATCTGAGTAGGTTCTTCTTTTATAACAAGGGTTTCCTCATCTGCAGATTTTATTGTACGGAACTCGTAGTAACCATCAGTGGTACGCGATTTATAAACCTTAGCACCATCTCCAATGTTACGGAAAGGTAATGTGTCGTTCAGGATTTTATAAAGTAAATCATCTATCCACTCAAAAATATGTTCAGCTCTTGAACCTTTAGGGAGGTTTATAGCTCTAAAACCTCGACCATCGTATATAACACACTTGCTATCCACAAAAAACTTGCAACCGCAAGGTTCAGGACGACAAGGTGAACTAGGGCAACAATTATTCATTTTAAAACTCATTATTCAACAATTTTTACAAAGATAATTAAGAAAGTCTCGAAAACAAAACAGATAAGAAAATTACAATACAAATTGGATTTACCAGTAACACCCAAAACCCATTGTAGTGCGTAGGCTCAGTTTTGTAACGATAGTTGTGATAAACGAACCAAGCATAAAGTTGTGGGTCGTCGAAGTGATGAACATCTTCTGTTCGTAATGGTTTAATTCTAAAATAGACAAAACCAAAAAATACAAAGATAAAGAAAAACACAAGTCCTATCCACCAATAAGGATTGTGTGCAGCACTCAACGTCATTGTTGCTAAAAGTGAAGGAAATATGAAATTTGCAGAACGTGTAAATCCTAACTTCTTACTTCCAATTTTTACAATGTAATCAAGTGCAAATAATTTTACAATTAACTTTCTCATAATTTAATTTAGTTTAGTTCGAATGTTGTAAATTTATAATTGTTGAATATGATATGTTGGGCTATTCCATTTTTAGCAACAAGTACGTTGCAATGCATCCAAGAACTCGCTCCTTTCTGATTGTAGTCAAGGAGTAATTCGGTATTTGTTCCGACGTAGAGTGTGTCGTCCGCGCGATATGGAGTGTGCGTGTGCGCAAGAATGATAGGTATCCCTAAGTTTCTAAACGTTATGGGAGAACCTTTAGCACCATTAGAGCCATTATCTCCGTGTTGAGAACACTCATACTTTCCTATTTTGAAACTATCTGTGTGTTTTAACGTAATCACATTGTCTCCAAAATGATGTTTCAACCAATAAGCAACCACTCCGTCCTCAGCATCTCCGTCAAGTACTTTCTTAGTAAACTCCAAGTAAAACAACGCATTGTGAATGTCTTTACGCCAATCCTCTTCTAAAATTCTATCGAAACGATTGTTATGGTTAGCTTGTGGTATAACAGGTTTGAATTTTAGTTTGTTACCGACCCATTCTGATAGGTTTTCAAGTTCTTGGTGTATCAAATGTTCTCTTTTTTCGTAACGTTTGAATTGCTGAATTGGCGATTTTATCTTGTGATTATTACAACTTTCTCCGTCAATAATATCGTGTAAAACAACATTATCAACATTGAAGTAATTACAAATCAAATCATTCTGCTTGTCAATTTCAGGGTTTAACTGACCTAAATGGGTATCTCCACAGATAAGACCTAACGCCTTATTTATCTTTGCAACTTGTTGATTTCTAACTTCATAACACAAGTCTATGAAAGAACCATCTTCCTCAGCTTCAACCTGACGAACGAAAAAAGTATTTTCGTCCTCTATTTCCACAATCACAAAGCCATACTTGTGTGAACCCTCTCCAATAACACCTGTCGCACTATCTGTGTAGTTAGGAAGTGTTATAGCTCCCGTTGTTAAAATCATTCTGTCAGGATAATTTGCAAGAGTAGGTTCAACTTTTAAATGTAACTTAGGATGACCGACAATCACAGTTTTTCCATCAGCCAAATCTTGTATCCCAGTAAGAGGATATTTTCTTGTTGGAGAAATCTTTATGTTGGCAAGGATTTTTAAATGTTTATGAATGTTATGTTCTCTGGCATCCCAATAAGGGCGTGTTTGTTCGTTCCAATTATCACGTTTCGCGTCTGCAAAAACCGAAGTTGGATTTTTATATCTTCCTAAAATAACACTCATTTCAGCATTCAAAAATTCCTTGTAAGCTAAAATATTACTATAAAGTTCTTGGTGAATAGGTGTTTCATTCTGTTCCCAAGTGATTATGTAGTATTTTTTATTAGAAAGTTCTCTTTTTGAAGCTGTTTTGAAAGATTCACTATCTTCTATGCGAACTTTGTTATTTGTAACTTTAAGTCTTTCCAATATCTTAGAACACTTTCTACGAAAAGGGTCTCCGTACTCAATTCCCATTTCCGAAGCCAACTTCTTAGCAGCCTCCGTTATGTTAGCTGAAGTGCTATAAAGTGTCTTTAATCTTTTTAATTGTCGATTGTTTAGTTTCACGTTAAAAATTTATTTTTCAAATTTTTAAAGTGCAAATATACAACAAAAAAATAAAAAATCCAAGAAAATAATAAAAAATTTATCTTCTTGGATTTAAAATTACTAAAATTTCTTTCTGTTTTCATAGCGTTCTTGTAATAAAACATAAACAATCCATAAAAACAAAGCTATCGCAATAACTACTTTAATCATTTCTTCTTATTTTTTTTGTTTCATCTTCTCTTTAGTTTTAATCTTATCGACAACATATTGAGCGTATTCAATTCTTGTTTTCACCCAAGCGTAAACCGTCAAACAACCTCTATCTTCGAAATTAACTTCAGGAAAACTATTACTGAAAAAATCTCGATTTCTTGAAACCAATTCAAGTATCTCGTCCCTAAAAGTTTCATAACTAACTTTTCTTTCAAAAAATAAAATGACGTCTTTCCTATTTTTCTCAATAAGTTCTACTGTTTTATAATAGAAAAATCCGTCTTTAACTTTTAATTTTTTATTTTCTGCAAAATTTTTACGAAACTCTTTATTAAAAGTACTATTGAAAACTGATAAATCCATAACTTATAATTATTCTTCGTGAGACAAAATCTTATGATATAAATCTTCAATTATAATATGTCTATATCTTGGAAACTTCATACCTTCAACAATTACAACATACTTGGGAGTATTAAAGCCATATTCTTTAATCTTAGATTTTATATACTTCTCGTCAACATTCATTCTATAATACTTGTTGAAAGTATTTTTTATTTTCATAAGACTATACAAACCTTTATCTGTGAAAGCTCGCTCGAAGACTTGTTCTCTACCTGCGTCCTGAGATTTACATTCATCGCAGGAAGTAGGAAGGTGAGTCGCATCAAAATCTTCCAATATTTCCATTATGTAGTTTCTGTGTTTTCGCTCTGATAAACTACCATACAAATATAACAAATTCTTAATTATACTCTCACGATTAACTTCCACAGAGGAAGAATTTGACACTTTTAATGTGGAACGTTTCTGTCTTTCTTTTCTATTCTTTCTCATTTTAGTATATTTTTAAAGTTATCAACTTATTCTTTATGGCACACGTTAAAGCCACAGCTAAGGCTGCCCATTTGTGTGTACCAATTCCATATAGGACACCTGGCTGCTTAGAAGTTCCAACAGAAGGATTAGAACCACCTCCATTTTTCGGAAACATATCCATAATAGCTTGACGTATGTTAGCGTCCTTAGCCTTATTGCTACCGCATATAGTAGGGTTTATATCTACTTTTTTGTAGAACAATTCAACCTTAGCTGAAATCTTATTGCTATCTAAAACTTTCTGCCAATAACGACCTATATATTCAATAGTTCTAATTGTTTCAGCTCCAATTGGCATACCATAACTGGCAATTCTTTCAATCGCCATAATGTCATAGTCTTCATTTTCTATTACAGAATTTAAAAACTCTTCATTATCCGTAACACCACTATTCTCTATTGAATGACTTATTGTATTGTAAATAACCCAACCTGTTTGTGATGTACCTGGGTCTACACCTATTATTTTCATAACCTATTCTTATTTATTTTCGTGGCAAAATTACGAACAATTTTTCTAACAAACAAACTTTTTTAAAGAAAAATGAAAATTTTTTTCAATTTTATTTGGAAATTTAAAAAAAATGTTGTATATTTGCACCCTGAAAAGTAAATGGAGATGTTAGGAGTAGTCCTTACTAAGGTTTTACTAAACTCAATATCAACGAGTTACCTTTTTAAAGAGTATTATCTAACATTCTTTTCAAACTGAATGACCATAGTAGACTTGTAGTTTTTAGTAAACCCTGCGGGCAACCGCTTAATAAAAAACAAGGAGGTTCGAAACAAGGTGTCTCTAAATGGTCTATATGTTAAAAAGGATAAGTCTTCCAAATGTATTAATAGTACAATCGGCTTTGATGGGGACATATAGACAAGTACCATAGTAAGGTACGGGGGCGAGGGCGTAAGACCAAGTATGCTGTTGTGGATAGGGGTCTCAGGGAGAGACGAAGGGAAATTGTTGATACTCGAAGATACGTAGAAACGGGTTATAGGGAAATTGGAATCTATAACACGAAAACAATTATCCTGAATTGAAGCAGCGGGGGGATTAGGTGTCGTGACAGAGGCTTCTGGCACCGATTCTGATGACTACAAGCGAGGCTACAAATATGCATCGATAGAGGTTGTATGCAACAAGGGGTTGCTAATTCAGCTATTCGAGTAACTGTTGGTGAATATCAGGAAAGACCTTCAGCTATGCAAACAACATTCAGTTATTGTATCCAATACTTCTTACCAGCTTTAGAAGACTAAATCTTGTCTTAGGAGGTTACCGCACACAAGGGGTTGAGGATGCACGTTTCTGTAGTCGAAGTACACGCCGTAGAGCCACATAGGAAAAGAAGCAGAAGCGATAGGGAGAGTGATTTTTCACTTCTCTCAGGGAGAGTTCCAAAAAGTCTCTTCAAAACCTCCATAGGAAGCACTCTATAGCGATAGCTGTACCCTAAAACTACCTTAAAAAAAAGAGAGGGGACTAGGGGAGAGATTTCAGAAAAACACGACAATGAGTTTCTTTCAAAAAGTTCAAAGATTCATTCTTTCAACTTTTAAGTCAAAGAATGAAGGTGGAAGATGAGACGAAATGAGGGAGCGGAAGCGACCGAGATGAGACGGAAACGAGACGAAGAAGAGACGGAGGAACGTGATAAGAAAGAAAGCGAAAAGTGTTCGGTAGAACAGCTACAGCTTCGCAACAGCGTCACAACAGAGCAACATTCCTTTGACCTCAAGGTTGAAAGTTAAAAAGTTGAAAATTTTTTAAATGATGAAGGTTGAGACTGAAATGAGAAAAGTTTGCAAAAAAGTTGTAAAAGTGTTGTGAGATTGAAAAAGATTTTGTAAATTTGCATAAAATTTCAAGTTAAATAAGCGATAAGATGAATATTACACAAGATATTGAAAATAGTAATGCTGTATCTGAAAGGATAGAGTTGAAAAAGGTTGTCAGAGTTCTGGATACAGGTTCGAAAGAAACTAACATTGAAATTTTGAATTGCTTGAAAGACTATGACGTTCGTTTTTTGGAGAATGTGAAAATTCAGTACTTCAATCTCAGCTATAGCGACAAGTTGGATATTTGTCGAAAGATAATGTCGATTTATGCACTTGTGATAAATATGCAACAGCGAAGTAAGAATAACTTCCTAAACCAAAGAGCTGCAGATGTTCTTGCATTTTATATGACAATGGGTTACTCAAAGGAGACGAAGGATGTAATCGTTGAAGCGTTGGATACAAACATCAAAAATCTCAATCAAATAAACGCAGAACTCACTAAGAAAATGTTCCTAATTCGAGACCCTTACAATGCTCAAAAGCGAAGTTTAAGTCCTGAATTACAAAAACTTAAACAATTTTTCTTAGATATAGATTGCGATACAGTGTCTTGTAATATCCGCTTTAAGAAGCGGAAAGACGTTAGACCTGCTGATATAAAAGTTTTAGAAGATGACAAGTAATAACTCAGAAATATGTTTTACAGACGACATAATCGAAAGGGTTGCTAAGGAGTTGGACGAAAGCGAACGAGAGGTTAGAAAAATTTACAAATTTGTTGTGGAGTATATCCTACATCTTGCTAAGAACACGAAATGTGTAGCTATAAAAATTCCAAAACTTGGTTATTTGTACGCAAATGATACGAAAATCCGAAGCGTTATTAGTAGATTGGAAATGAAAAGAAAGCGAGAAGGATTAAATGAGGTAGAAACTAAAAAGTTGGCAGTTTTGTATAAAAAATATGAACTGCTTCAAGGTCACAAAAAAACGATTCACAGATTCTTCAAAAAAAAGAAACGAGCTTCCTATCACTATCGCTATCCAACCACAAAGAGTCCACATTACACAAACGAGATGAGTTTCGAAGAGATAGAGGATTTTCAAAAAGAATTAGCTAAAAAATCTTAGGTTATGGAGAAAGTAGGGAAGATAAAAACAATATATCGCGCGTTCACTCAGAAGTCTAATATAGACCCTGAGATTTTAAGAAAAAGAAGAGAAATCTGTGCAACCTGTCCTTTAAACTCTCTAAATAAGGAGAAAAAAGGGGTTTTTGAAGAGATACGCTCTACTGTTGTTAGTAAACCTTTTTGTACAGCTTGCGGTTGCCAAATAGAACAGAAAACAGCTACAGAAACAGAATGTTGTGGCGCGGTATATTTGGGACAAAAACCCAAATGGAATAGGATAAAATTAGAAACTATGAATAAAACAGATATTAACATAATAAACCTTTCAGAAGACAAAGCTAATGTTGATTTAGCTCTTGAAGGAGACCATTTTGTGGTAGAATGTGGAGAAGTAGATAAATACGCTCCTCAATCTTATTCTCTAATTGTAGAAGGTAAAGAAGAAGAATATAAATTATTTTCAGCAGAACCTGGTTGTCCTTTTTGTACAACTGTAGAACGCAGTAAACCGACAAATGAAGAGGGTCAGGAAGTGAAGAACCAAGACAAACTTGATATTACTTTCAACCTAACAGCTGAAGCTCAAGGCGTTGGTGTTGCTAAACAAGTTTATTTGGCTTACAACAGTTCTGAAGGAACTAAACGTACAAGAATAGAGTTTAAGTTCTTTGCAAAATAATCGTTGCGAAACGACAAATTCAACAATTTTTATTTTTATGAATTACAAAAAATTAAATATCTTAAAGTTAAAAGAATTAAGTGAAGTATCTCCAAAACAACATAGTTTTGGAATGCTTCTTTATTCTTTTTTGCGTAAGCCTATTTTGTGGGAAAAACCCGAAGATGGCTGTATATCTTGGTTGTTGGATATTAACGACGAAGATTTCTACTCTGCATTAGAACGTGCTATTGAAGAGATGAAAGAAGAAACCGAAGAAACAGAAGAATAGAAAACTATGAAAGAAGAACTAAAAAATAGAGTGCTTTATTTACTGAAATACACTGACGCATTGTTGAATAAAATGGATTCAGAATCGACTCGAATTAACAACAATGTTCAACAAATGGCTGAAAATGTCAGAAAGGGTGTTAATGTAGACGAAGCGTTAAATGAGTACAAATACGATAGAGTTTATTACAACTTGTACGAGGGAGAGATTGTAAAATCTTACGCTCGCCTTGTGGAACTCTACACACTCGCCTTATCACAAGGAGTTGATTTTGATAAAAAAGATAAAGAACGTTTAGATTTACTTATTCAACAAGAGGAGGAAGGTCAATTCTTTGCATATAGAGATGGCGACATAATTCCTAAGAACGAAGAGGTTGTAAGGTTGATGAAAGAACATATCGCTCAACAAGACGATAAAGGTTTTAAAGAACAATTTATTAAAGATGTTCTTGAGAATTTTGATAAAATGCAATCCCAAGCAAAAGAAGTTGGTCACGACTTCAAACCTTCAGAATTGGAATATGTTCCAATAGAAGAAGAACCCGCAGTAGATGTTGAAGCGGAAGAAGTTATAGAGAAAACAACGCAATAATGGCAAAACAAGCTAAGAAAACAGAAAAAGTTAAGGAAACCAACAAATCAACAAATCAACAAACCTCAACTAACACTGCTTTCAGCAAAAAAAGTCCAATTCAACGTTGGATAGACGATTACAAAACAACTTTCAAGCAATATCAAGAACATTGTAGAGCTAACAACTGGGTCTTTAGTGAGAACTTAGAACAGTTGTACGATATAGAAAAACTCTTTATCAACATTGCCTTAGATAGAGCTAAACAATTTACTAAAAAGTTTGAAAGTTATTTACGTTATCAATACGTTCAAGATTTCTTGGAATTATTGTTAGAACCAGTAAGATTGTATATGGAACGTTATCATTTATATTTGCGCTCCAATATGCTGATAAACATTCAAGACCCTGACAGAAAACTCAGGGAAATGGAATTTCAAGCAAAACTTACGGCTGATTACAATAAATTTTCGGATAGGTATTACGACCTAAACATAAATCGAGAGGAACAACACTCAGAGTTACCTATTCACGGAGATAAAAAAATACCGTTTTTAATGGCTAAAACTATGGAAGATATGTTTCCATACATAAAAGACATTAAAACGTCCTTAAACAAGGTGGAAGAGGCTACTACGGAGGATTTAGCTACACATACAGTTTATGATGTGATGAATAGTACGGAGTTGTTCCGAAATATTAAAAACCCTCCACCTTACGACTTAACCAAGCATTACTACGAGCAAAGTAAAGATACTTTAGATTTTTATGAAGAGGAGTTGAAGAAAATAAAGCAAGGTGTTACAATTGCAGGTGTTTTTATTCACCCTTTATTGTATTGGCATATTAACTATTTTAAAACGGATATGCCGATGAATATGTTCAAAGGCACACCTTTCTACGACCCTAACGAATCAATTTTAATAGGACACCCATTCTTACGAGACAACGAATTATTTTTCGTAGATAGTTATCAACGCGCTCAGGAACAGAACCTTAGCTTGTTTATGTTCGGAAGCCGAAGGATAGGTAAGGCTTTGTGGGCAGGAGAGAAAGTCTATAAAGCTGAAGGTGGTACTAAAAATATTGGTGATGTAAAAGTTGGTGATAGAATTATCGGCGGAGACGGAAAACCTACAAATGTCTTAGGTGTATATCCGCAAGGGTTAAAACCTTTATACAGACTCTTGTTAGCTGACGGATGTTCAGTTTTATGCTGTAAAGAACATTTGTGGACACTACATAAGGGTAATCAATCTGAATTTGTAGAAGAGACCGTTAATACAGAGTTTATACTTGAAAACTTAGATAAGTTTGAGTTTTATTTACCTAAATCACCTAATGGTTTTGGAGTTAGTTGTGAAAACACTAAAATTGTAAGTGTTGAATACGAAAGAGACGATGAAGCCGTTTGTATAAGAGTTGATAATGAGAAATCGTTATTTTTAACAAGTTATGGGATTGTCACACACAACACCACTTTGGAAGCCTCTTTGTTATCTTGGCGTTCCACGATTGTAAGAAATGGAGAGGGGTACGTTGTAGGAGGTAGTGAAAGGGACTTAAAAAAGTTATCTAAGACCATAATGATAGCGATGAACAACATACATCCTGCATTTCGTCTTCAGAATAACCGACAAGATTGGGATAGTCACGTTCAATTAGGGTTGAAGAAGAAAGATAACACCGTTATCGACTATAATAACCTTTACATTTCCAACGTAAACTCAGGTTCTAAAGCAGACTCTTTGAAGACTGCAGGTGGTTCACCAAGTGTGTTTGCAGTGGACGAGATAGGTAAGTTTGACTGCAAACTGATGTATCAACAAGCATTGCCGTCATTCGATACACCTGAAGGTAGAAGATGTCCTGTGGTTTTAACAGGTACAGGAGGTGAGGAGGAAATGTCGAGAGACGCTCAAGATATGCTACTAAACCCTGCTTCCTACGCAATACTTCCTATGGATTGGGAGTTGTTGGAGAATTATGTTGGAGAAGAAAGATTAGTTACTTGGAAGAGAAGGAGTTTTGGTATTTTTGTACCAGGTCAAATGTCTTACAAGTCAGGTCTTAAAAAGAAAGTTACAACTTTAGCTGATTACAAGAAAGTAGAAAGCGAAAGTTTAAAAAAATTAGAATTACACCTTACCGATTGGGCAAACGCTAAAGAGGTAATGGAAAAAGATAGAGAAAATAAGAAGAATGATAAAGACGCTCTTGCACAAGAAAAAATGTCATATCCATTCGACCCAATGGAGTCGTTTGTAAATAGGATAGAAAACCCATTCTGTGCGAAAGAAGGTCAGGAACACCTTGAACATCTTAGAGAAGAAGGTTTAACAGGTAAGAAAGTTGAAATAACAAGATTAGACGGAACTAAGAGATTGAAGACATTCTTCTCTGATAAAGAATTAGCTCCATTTCCGTTTAAAGGCGGTAATATAGATGCTCCAATTGTTATTTTCGAAGAACCGCCTGAAAATCCAAAATTCGACTTTACTTATGTTGCAGGATTAGACCCTTACAAACACGACAAGGCGAACACGGACTCTATAGGTGTTTTATACATCTTCAAACGAGCTGTTAATATAAAAGACCCTTTCGCAGACAGAGTTGTGGCGGTTTACGCTGCACGACCTGATAGGATTGACACCTTCAATGAGACTTGTGAAATGTTATTAGAAGGCTACGGCGCACAATGTTTGATGGAGAATGCGGATATTTCATTCCAGATTTACTTACGTCGAAAAGGTAAAGATGGAATACTGCTTGCCAATGGAGAGGAACTCGTTCAAAGTCAAATAAACCCTCGTGCTGTACAAAACAATAAGGTAGGTATGAACACATCTATTGTCAATCAACGTTACATATTCAATCTTACGCAAGATTATGCCAACGAATGGATAACTGTAGGTCACACTGAAGAGGGTGACGCGATAGAGAAGCGAGGGATTGTAAGAATACCTGACGAAGGTTTGTTGCAAGAGATGATAGGTTACTATCCAGGAATGAACGCTGACCGATTGGTTGCTTTTGGACACGCGCTTGCACTTGCAAGGTATTGGGATAGTTTAAACTTAGTACCGCGAAGAGAAGTTCCAATGGACAAGGATATGTTTAAAGAGCAAAAGTTGTTAAGACAGCAGTTTGCAAGTCCTTATTCAAGCGATATTATTAGTCCTTATTCTCAAACATTTTCTCCTTATGGAGGTTTTTAATGGATTTTCAAACAATTTTATTATATCTCATTTTTATTTGTCTTTCAACCACCTACAAAATTAATTCGTAAGTGGTTGAAAATTTTTATAAAAATTTCTTCCAAAAAGTTTGCAAGTTTTAAAAATAGTCGTACCTTTGCACCGCTTTAAAATTATAACGACAACACAATAGATAGTATCAAGACCACTTGGAGGAAATTTCATTCGTTATAATTTCTAAAGCACTCCAAGTGGTCTATTTTTTATTTAAATTTTACACTCAAAAGAAATTATTAAAATTGAGGTTATTAAAAGTCCCATTTCAATGTTAGAGGTAACGTGTTGAGTATCAGTATTCATAAAAATACGATGACTGAAAATCAATAACTTATGAAAACATATAAAATAGGATGTTGTAAAAGCGTTTAGAAGACGATGTACCTTCAAAGTACTCCGTCTCGGATAGTTTAAAAAGTGTGATTTTGTATTGCTCACTGAAATTGGGGAGTAAAGAAATGTATATTTTATATTTTCAAAATATGAATGAGAAATTACAATTATTCGAAAATCCTGAATTTGGTCAGGTAAGGGTAATCGTGAATGGTAGTAACGAACCCTTGTTTTGTTTGGCTGACATTTGTAGAGTTTTAGATATAACGAACTCTCGAAATGTAGTTGGTAGAATGGATGAGAAGGGTGTCCATAGTATAGACACCCTTACGAATGGAGGTATTCAATCTTTAAATTTTATAAGTGAACAAAACCTTTATCGCGTTATATTTCAATCGCGTAAGGAAGGCGCTACACGTTTTCAAGATTGGGTTTTCAATGAAGTACTCCCTTCAATCCGTAAGACAGGTTCGTATTCTGTAAGAACTCTTTCGCCCGCAGAGTTGATTATAGCACAAGGTCAGGCAATGTTGGCGTTGGAACAGAAACAAAGAGAACAGGAAATGCGCTTGATTGCAACCGAAAGTAAGGTTAAAGAGCTTGCTTCGATACAAGAAGAAAATCTTAAACAACTTAATAAGTTACCTCTAAGTGAAGAAGAAATTATTAAAATAACACCTCGTCAGGAGTTAAATCAAATGGTTCGTACCTACGCGCAATCTGCGGGAATTAAGTACAACGAGGTTTGGAACAAAATCTATTCAGAACTTTACTATCGCTATCACATTTCTATCAACGCCTACAAGAAAGAGAAAGGAGAAAACAATTTAGATGTTGCTGAAAAGATAGGAGTGATAGATAAGTTGAAGGTTATTGTTTCAAGTCTAATAAAAGAGATAGGAAAAGTTAGACCTCTTGTTAAAAAATAATCTCTAAAACATTTGTTTGTTTAAAACTTTTATCGTATCTTTGCGCCGTCATTTTACAGTAATGACTTTTCCTCATTAAAACAAACAAAGAAATGGCTAAGAAACAGACGGCGGTAGAGAGTAAAGGTTTAAGCGTGCTACAGAAGTTAACCGCTAACATAGAGAAGAAGTACGGTAAAGGTATAGTTGGTATGGCAGGTACAATGGATTTATCTGTACCTAAATTATCTTCCAACATAATGTCTTTGGACTTTGCACTTGGAGGAGGTTTCCCTAAAGGTAGATACATTGAAATGTACGGAGAATCATCTGCAGGTAAAACAAGTTTGGCTTTACACACTATCGCGCAATCTCAAAAAGAAGGTGGTATGTGTGGATTTATAGACGCAGAACATAGTTTTTCTCCTGAACACGCTACTAATTTAGGTGTAGATGTAAATAATCTTTTTTATGCAAGACCAGAAAGAGGTGAAGAGGCTTTTGATATTTTACATCAAATGGTAGAGACAAATGTCTTTTCAGTAATTGTTGTTGATTCTATTTCAGCTATCACTCCTACAAAGATGTTAGAAAGTGAAATGGGTGACAACATAGTGGGTCTTCAAGCTCGTCTTGTACAACAGGGTGTTGTTAAACTCAATAGTGTGCTGTTCAACACTCAAACTATTGTGATTTTCATCAACCAAATGCGTTCTGCAATTCAAACAATGCAGTGGGGAGGTGATAGTACAACAACTACAGGAGGTAAGGCATTGGTGTTCTATGCTTCTCAACGATTGGAGGTGCGCAAGAGTACTGCGATTAAGAACTCGGACAACATACCTATCGGATATTTGATGAAAATAACTGTTAAAAAGAATAAAGTAGGTGTACCCCTTAGAGTTGGTGAAGTCAATTATTATTTTGACAAATGTTTCAGCGTAGAAGACGAAATCTTTGATATGGCGTTGAAATATCAAATCATAGAAAAGTCAGGTTCGTGGTTTAGATACGATGGAACAAACATAGGTCAGGGTAGAGAGCGTGCGTTAGCTGCATTACAAGACAACCCTGAATTAATGGAGATTATAACAAATAAGGTTAAAGAAGAACACGAGGCTTTTATTTCTAAAACTCAGAAGCATTCTGAAGAAGAGATTGGTGAAATAGAAATAGAGGTTTTCGACAAAGGTTTAACTGAAGTTAAAACTAAAGAAACAGAATAGAAAAAATGGAAGAGTTCATAAAAATAGTAGAACATATATTGTATATGGAGAATTTTGGTATGGCGATAACTGACGAACTTAAAGTTAAGTTTTTAGGTATGTGTGGAACTTATGCCAAAGGCGTTCCTGAAAAATATTCACGAGATGTTCAACGATTAAAAACTAAGTTTAGTTAGGGTAAAAGCACCCTAATTAAATTCGCCAAATTTGTGGGATTTAGGAGTAGATATGAAACATTTAATTAAAAACAGATAACTATGAGTAAAATTATTTCCTATGCAGACAGAGTGTTGGTAGAATTAAAGTCTAACGACGACGTATTTCTAACCAACGGACACTTGGAAGGCGTGGTTGTGTCTTGCGGAACACACCACAACAAAGAAGTCGAAATCGACATTAAAGAAGGGGATACTATTCTTATTGACAAGAATGCAGTTCCTCACGAAACGGAATATGAAGGTAAAACATTACATTTCTTCCGTAAAATCAACATTTTAGCAATTGTAAAATCTTAAATTACATAACGTTATGTCAAAGAATATGAATGACAAGGGTAAGAAGAAACCCGTAGAATTAGACCCAAGTTTATATGGGTACAAGTTAGAAGACAAAGTGGAAATCAGCGGTCAGGCTTTATTGCAATTGATTACAACTCTTGATGAGTTAACTCAGAACGCAATCGAACCTGTTGTAGAGTACTCTTCTGTAAAAGAAGGTGAAAACTTTGTAGAATGGATGAAACGTATTGAAAGTACAGAGAAGATTTTTGTACCTAAAAAGGTACACAATGCTCGTTCTCTCGCAATGTACTTGTCAGGTATTCATCAAGACAATGTGAACGCAGGTAAAGCTACACACGTTAAAGATTTGAACAAAGCTCCTAAAGTTGTAGATTTTCCAAAACCTGAAAAGAAAGAGGAAGAAACAGCTGATGAGAAACCTGTTGTGAAATCTGAGTAGTTAAAATTAAAAGGTTCGTTTTCAGTGAGTTATAAATTGAGAACGAACTTTTTTCTATTTTCTTGTAAAATTCTTTGTAAAAAATTTGGCAGTTTCAAAAACGCGTCATATCTTTGCAGCGTTAAATAAAAAAATAAATAAAAATGGAAT